GGTCAAACCAACCTCGTGTGGCGATTGTTCTCTAAGTTACGAGCATTGCTGAGAGTTACTTCGGATCCGTTGTTCTGGCGTTTAGGTGTTGGATGGTGGGAGGTGCCAGGGAGTAGCACGAGGGTCGCCTAGCGGTGGGGCGTTTTCTGTAAGTTACTCCCATGGCGTCGAGTTACTTCAGATACGTTGTTCTGGCGTTACGGTTTTGGATGGTGCTAGTTGCCAGTGCTTAGCACGAGGGTCACATACCAGTGGACCTAGTGTACTTGGACGGCTGAAAAGTTGAAAGAGTGAATGATAATACACAATATACCTATGTTCAAAACTTATACAATGTTGTCTGAATCGAATTTCAGTGATGGCTTTTTGGCCAACCTAGTGTCCCTAGATGGACAAAACTATGGCCAAACGGTTTTTTCAAGGGAGATCAAGGCTTCGGCAGACAACGGTATTGGAATGCCAGTCGAGACTGACCGAGGGTATGTTCATTACATTTTTCAAGCAAGTCGTGACAGTGGCTATAAGGTTATGAGCACTGGAGCAAGTAACACTGAACCCTCACCAGGTTTACGGATTAACGGTTCGTACGGCCCAATAGGGTCTATGGACGAACACACAATAACATCAGCACTAAATAGTGCAGGTATGAGGCAAGGCCATCGTCACAAGTCAATTAATTTTGACTTCCGATCGCTTCTCTACATATGTGGCTTCTACGTTGGCAGAGCCTCTGCTTCAGTTAGCATAGCTCCGCCGAACCCAAAGGCACCTATGGAGATTGATTGCTTAACTCGTGACGGTCTTCACGATATCAGAGATTCTGCGGTTCTCACTGGTGCCATGTGCTCCGGAAAAGACGAGGTCATGACAGCCGTGTGTTTATTGAATATGGCTGGAGTCAAACGCGTTTTTACAGTGGCCCAGCAAATTGATGCCAGTGGTAAGAAGTTCTGTAACTTAACTTTGGGTTCGTACTGTGCTAAACTGGCGGTTAATGTGATTTCTCAAGCAAAAGAGATTGGCTGCGGTGCCACCCACGTCTTGGCATACATGAGGGGTCTTTCTCATGCGATCACTATCCGATCTCATAGCGAGGAAGGCGGCATCGTGAGAGAGCTCTTATCTCATTGTTCGTACCCTCCGTCTGCTGGGATTTTAAATGAATCTACCTTCAAATTTAAGGGAATTCTCAGCACGGCCCCAGTGACGCAAACGACCCACAATCTTTTATGTCTTCATGCCACTGAGATCCTCTTATTATTAGCAGCAGCTGCCACAGCAGCTGACCCTGGTAGTGAGATGGATGGTATTAAAATACCCCGGGCATTATTTAGGGTCTGCGATAATCCCACCAGACCTAGCGACTGGTACAACTTCGACTCGGCCGTTCGAGAATGGGCGAGTAAGCTTATCGATAACATCCATAGTATCTCGGGTTTCGCGAATGTGGAAGTCAAAGATATCAGCTCATATACAGTCCTCTTGTCAGACGATGCTCCTAACAGGCACGTTAAGCGACAAGTTGCTACAGTCAAGGCTGGCGGTTCCGTTTCAGGGGTAAGCGATCCTTTAATGCCTTTCTTTTGGGTGGAGGGTTCTCCGATAAACCCGGGGTTCGATTTTCCGTATTTCATGCCTTTTGATCATGACGGAAAGTCGAACACTTTTGCCACCCTTCCTTTCGATGATATTAAGGTCCCTCCGAACTATTGTGACGATGCTATAACACATCGAGCTATTAGGGGAACGAGGCTGATCCTTCGCCCGAAACGTGGGGCTACATTCCGCAGTATGGGCGCTATGTACTTGTACTCCAATCAGTTATCTTCGGTTAATGGGTTAGCCAGCATAGAAATCATCAAGAACACGACTGAAAAGTGCTACCAACCTTTTGGTATGACTTCACCTGAAGCTAAAACATTGGCTGAGGCTAGGTGGTTCACACCTCATAATTGTATACCTCATCCTGCTAGTGGACTAGTCTTCGATAACCACGTGTTGGTGATCAATTACTCTGAGATAAGCTCGTTGAGGTTACCCAGTAAGTGGATTCTGGAGAAGAATAATATTACTGCCGTCAGCCGGGGTCCTTTCTTTAACAATAATACTGTCACTACGTCCAAACATCGGATTCCCACTGATAAGTTCATCCCGAGAAGAATATTCCGGGCTATGGCCGGTCACGCACAATATGTGGGCAGTGAGAGCGAATTTGAGAGCCTGTTAGACCAGTTTGGCGATTTTTATCAAAACTCTCAAGGTGAGCAACAAACTCTTGAGCCACTTATGACAGTAAATAATTCTGTCCAGATTAGCGGACTTATAGTCAAAGGGGAGCAATCAGACGGTCTACCAGGTACTTTCGGTTCAGCTGCTGTTGAAGATGGTTCTAATTTGGTTGGCGTAGGAAAAGTAATTAAAAGAGAAGTAATGCCCAAGCAAAGCATAGAGACCTTGTTTCCAAGTCATGAGGCAGCCGCAAAAGCAGCTGTTGACACTGCCGAAACTGAAGTTTTCACAGCTGTCGATAGCGACTCATTTATTGATAGTGGTTTGGTAATACCAGCTATAACATCCGGTCGCGCTACTCCGCTAGAACCCATTGAGGCTGCCGAAATAACTCTCGAAGAAGGCCTGAGTAAGGCTGCAGGAGTCAAGAGTGACAACCCACTCCCAATATATGACCCTGGACAACCCTTGTCTGATAAAAATTATGGACTTACAGGCGACCGAGATGATGTACGTTCAGTACACTTTGTCGGCCCCGGCGGTTCACTTGTGCACAATGGTGAAAAAGTTACCCTTGCGTCAACATTCTCACCAGTGAGACTTAAGCTTAGAGAGAGGGAAACAGTCACCCAAAACACTGACCCGCCAGTCCATCGTGTATGCACTGGGTCTTACTATGGCGACGGGACTCTGTACTTTGAAGATCCCAAGACTAAGGTGACTTTTAAGTCGGCATTTGACAACAGGGAGTTCTTCAGTGAAGCCAGCTCCGTATTTACGCTAATCGAGGATAGCAAGTTAGATACCGACACCATCGACGTCCCGAGTTTGAAGGCAGGGCTAGGGCGTAACTTCAATGCCTTTGTGCAAAATGATGACCCCGATAATTTCTCGTTCATAGTAGGCAGAACTTACATTAAAGTACCCGCTAAAGCCAGTATCACTGAAGGCTTAAGCGGGGAAAAATAATGAAAAGTATTGAAGAAGCCATTCGTAAAGCAAGTAATGCTTTGAGTGATTATGAAGCGTTCTTGATTGCTACAACGGGATACACAGTCCCGTTTCAACATGAAAGGGCAGCAGATTACTATTTGAAAGAATTACTTTCTAAGCGGATGGCTTTAGGCACCAAAGTCTTTGATTGGGCTGACGACAGGAAGCATTTTCCCGTCAAACCTCACGTCCAAGCTTTGGTTAAGTCCAACTTATTTCTTAAGGATGTAGTTTTAGGTAGCGGAAAATTTAGAGTAGTTTTAGAAGGGATATTATCTAATGTAGTAGGAATGTGGAATGATACTGCCACTAATTGGACTCTTTGGTGTATCGCAATGTTAGGAAAAGGTGTTGATCCTGAATGCTGTGCCTATTTCGTAGCTCATCATGCAGACCATGAATACCTCAAGACAATTAATGTGACTTGCAAGAGCGTTGGGGTTTTACACAACGAAACCCTAGCTAATTTTTGTGAATTACAGACTCTAACAGGGCGAGGCACGATGAAAGAAGTTGATATGTGGGACGATATTAAGGGTAGAGTTAAGAAAGCAGTGTTTTATAGTACTAAGGCCTCACAGTTTAGTGATGACGAGATAAGGAATGCGGTGAGAAGTGTATTAGAAGAGGAATTAGGAGAACACACTTATGAAGACCCTCAGATTCACTGGACACGAAGATGGGGGTATACTAAGAGCGGTTCGCATAGTAGAAGGATTGAGAGAGAATTGTATGGAAAGACCATTACTAAGGGGGAACGGGTCAACAGAAGAAATTTTGCTGAAAGTGCTCGAGAGAACATGATTGCCAAAGGGACCCCTATGGTTTTGGCAGGGGTTAGCATTAAATACGAACCAGGGAAAGAAAGGTGGATATATGGGACAGATTCCGTATCATATTACACTTTCGATTACCTGCTGACTCCAATCGAGAGGGCCTGGAAAGGGCGGAGGGTTCTACTCAAGCCTGCAGAAGGCGGCACGTTGCCAAAATATCGCAGATGGGGTTCTGATTTAAGAAACTATAAGATGATGTTAGACTATGACGATTTTAATAGCCAGCACACAAACAGGGCTATGCAAATTCTCTATGAAGAGGCTTTTTCGAGAGCTCCTTCTCGTATTAGAGATTGGGCCGTCAAAAGTGTAGACAATGAATATGTTTGTTTCGGCACCCCGGAAAAGAGGATGAGAAAGGTTGGTACATTGTTCTCAGGCCACCGAGCTACCTCATTTGTTAACAGCGTCCTAAATGCTGCGTATATGAGGATAGTTTTGGGGCACGATTATCAACTGTTAAGCAGTTACCATACTGGGGATGATATATTGTTCTCGACTGATGATAGCAAGTTGGTCGATCAGGTTATCCAGAAAGTAATGAATTCTCCGATTCGGGCCAACCCTCAGAAACAAGGCTTGGGGACACGGAATGCAGAATTCTTAAGGTGCTCTTTTGACAGCGAGGGCGGAATAGGTTACTTAGCTAGATCTATCTCTGCCTTCGTGTGTGGTAACTGGACTACAGAAAATCGACTCGGCAGCGGTGACTATGTTAATGCTGCTTTGCAGAACTTGTGGACCATACAGAATAGGTGCGGACATCAGTGTGTCGCTGTAGCCTGTCTCAAGGCTTTGCAGAGACGTACTCCGATTTTAGCACTACCACATGTCACATTCGAGATAGCCATTGGAGGGGGGCCTGTAAGGTTCACCGATTATGTCAAAGAGATTTGTTTTACTGAAATCGAGTCGAAGATAGAGACGAAAAACAAAAACCGTAGTTCAGACTCCGAGGCTACGTGTGACTACCTGAATAATCATGTAGATCATAAAATGTTATCAGAGGCAGGACTGTCACCTGGTCAACTGAAGAAGTTTATGCTGGATGCATCGTACGCCAATACTTCTACCAGAGATCATCAGGTGATAGCACATGCTCGTAGCTGTGTTAATTCAAGGCCCCTGATAACCATCGGACCATGGTTAAAACGTTCTAGAGGGAAACTATCTACAATATTTCCCCTAGCTCAACTCAAAAATCAACTAAGTATCGCGCAATTGAGAACATTACTACTCGTGTTCTATGGCGAATACAGTGCAGACCCTTACAGAGAAGCATGGGGTGAAGGTACGAAGAGTGCTAATTTCATAGGGTTCTTGCCTTATGGAGATGCCAGGTATCTGTGTGGTGCTACCACTCTACACTGTAACTTTAAGATTGAGTATAACCTTAAACTGTAAGGTATACAACCTTACAGTAAAA